ACATTCAAAGAGAAGATACCCAAACAGAAAAATGGCTTGCTGGTCGTAGGTCACAAATCTCTAACATAATGACAAACTTTATGTTAATGAATGATATTAATGTTAGAAATAATGACACTTTAGAATCCTCTGAAAAAATTAAAACAGAAATAATTAAGCTTTTAACTTGACACCAATCAAGTTCTCCGTTAATATAAATAGTATAAATACTATACAAATGGAGAGATTGAGCAGATGAGTTTAAATGGTTACGTTCGGCAAGTAAAGCAACGCACAGAAAATTACATTCCACCTGTAGATAAGGTTCAGTCATACTTGACTGAAGGTTCTACGGAAGCTGCTAAAGAGATGGAATATCTTTTAGTTCATGTTTCTAAAGGACGTATTCCAGCTGCAAAAAACAAATTTAAAAATCTCAAACCTTATGCCATAAAGAATGGTTTTAAGACCCCAGAGGATTTGGGAAAACAAATTTTAAAAAATGCTGGGCTTTCTGGAACAAGTGGGTCTATGGTTGACAATCAACCAGTTAATAAACCTACATGGAAAGGTGATAATACTACCCCAAAAACAGATATCATAATTGATAGAAAAAAAATATCATTAAAGAAAGGTTCATCTCAATTAATGAGCGGTGGGCCTGCTGAATCTGGTTCTACTTTTGAAGTTGCAGCTGCAAATACAAAGGGGATGCAAAAAAAATTAGATGATTTAGCAAAAGAGTGTGAGGAAGGAATTAAAAATTTAATGCCCTCAACGCTTGGAACAGAGATGGGTGGCGCAGATGCCCAAAAAGCATCAGGAACTTTTGATAAAGATGAAGTTCTTAAAGCTGCAGATAAATTTAATTTAGAATTAAAAGAAAAGTTTAGAGCATTGTTTCAAAGTAATGTGCCATTTGCGAAAGAGTTTGTATTTGAAGCAATGACAGGAAAAGTTAAATTTAACGATAACAATGGAACAGCAACTCATTTTTTGGTTGTAGATTTTGATGGTTCAGCTGAATTTCATCAAGTTAAAAAATCTACTGATAGATATGTTGCAAAAATTTTACCTAAAGTTAATCCTGATGTTAAATTTAAATCAACTTCTCAGAAAAAAGTTATAGATGGCAAAGAAACAAAAACAGGGTATTATAGATTTTGGTCTGTAGTTGGTCTTGGATATAAAGCGGCAGTAACACAAACAGAAGAATTAATGAATGAAGTTTCAAATGGAAATATGGTATATATGAGTGAGGGATTTATGGATAAATTAAAATCAATTTATTCAAAAGTAAAAGAGGTTGTTACAAAAGCTTTTAATGCTATAAAAGATTGGTTAGTATCATCAGTTCTTAATTTTGCTGACTTTCTTGGTCTAACACCAGATGTTAAATTTAATAACACAGTAAACTGGTAATGATGTCATTCTCACAACTCACAGAAGATAAGGGCGGTAAGAACCTTCACCTAGAACATATAGAAGATGAAATACTCAACTATGGTGTCGAGGGTGGTAGAGCTTCTCTAAACTTCTTACGTTCATTGCGAGACATGCTTGCAGGCTCTTCACGTTCCAGTGTTTTTCTCACGGAAAAATGGGACGGTGCGCCCGCAATCTTCTGTGGTATAGAACCAGAGACAGGAGATTTTTTCGTTTCGAAGAAATCAGTATTTAACGTCATCCCTAAGTTATACAAAACAAACGCAGAGATTGATGCTGATTTATCTGGAACACTAAACGCAAAGTTCAAAGTTGCACTTGCAGAGTTTTCCAAGTTAGGTATCAAGGATGTTCTACAAGGTGATCTAATGTTTACTGATGATGTAGAAATAGAAACTATTGACGGCACTAAGTATTACACCTTTCAACCTAATACGATTGTTTACGCTGTACCTACTGATTCTGCATTAGGTAAGACTATCAACAAAGCAAAAGTTGGTATCGTTTGGCACACCACATACACTGGTAATGCGTTACAAGATATGAAAGCATCTTTTGGTGCGAACATAACTTCACTTAACAAACCATCAAGTGTGTGGATGGACGATGCAACATACAAAGATGCATCTGGTAAAGCAACATTTACAAAAACAGAAACCGATAATATTACAAAAATACTATCACAAACTGGTAAAACTTTTCAAAAAATTAATGCGAATCAGCTGCGGTCATTTCTTGTAATGCAAAATGGAATGACAGGCGCTCTCGTTGGAGCTTCTCTCAAGACTTACAACAACTCTAAGGTTCGTGCTGGAGAGATAATTTCTAACCCAGCTGCTCACGCAAAGGGTTATGAGAAGTGGGTTGAAATGTCAATTCAAAAACAAATCGACAAAGCAAAATCTCCGAAGGGAAAAGAAAAATACCAGAACATACAAAAAGAATACTTGCGAGAAACCAAGAAACATACTAGAAACTTAATTCAAATTATTACTTTTCAAAATCTATTAGTTGATGCGAAAATGCAGATTGTTAAAAAACTAAATAGTGTGAAAGGTTTGACAGATACATTTGTAAAGACCAAAAATGGATTTAAAGTGACTAATCCAGAGGGTTATGTTGCTATTGATAGAATAAGTGGTGGAGCAGTTAAACTAGTAGATCGTATGGAGTTCTCGTTTAATAACTTTACCGCAATAAAGGCATGGGACAAATGAAGAATTTTAGAGATTTAATCGAAGCAAAAGATACGGTTGTGTATGCTTATGGGCGGTTTAACCCACCAACTATTGGCCATGAGAAACTTATAACAAAAGTTGCTAAGATTTCGGGTTCAAACCCATATCGCATTTATCCATCTCATTCACAAAATCCTAAGAAAGATCCTTTGCCTCAAGCATTAAAAACTGCATACATGAGAAAGATGTTTAAAAGGTATGCAAAAAATATTATTGTCAGTAAATCAAGAAACGCAATAGAAATTGCAGTAGAACTATATGATCAAGGTTATAAGAATCTTATCATGGTTGCTGGTTCTGACAGAGTTAAAGTTTTTGATTCAATGCTTAATAATTATAATGGAGTAGAAGGTAAACCACATGGATACTATAAGTTTGACAGTATCAAAGTTGTGTCTGCTGGAGAACGCGACCCTGACGCAGAAGGCGTAGAGGGTATGTCTGCATCTAAGATGCGAGCAGCTGCAGTTGTTGGTGATTATGATTCATTCAGCACAGGTATTCCTGCTACGTTATCTGATGCAGATAAAAAGAAACTGTATCGTGATGTTCGCAAATACATGGGTATTCGTGAAGAACGTGATATGGGAGATATGTCTGACTTTGAAACTTTGCGTGATGCGTATCTTGTAGGGCAGATTTGGAATGTTGGTGATATTGTAGAAGCAAACGATATTCGTGGGGAGGTTATTCGCAAGGGTGCAAACTATCTTTCGTATGTAGACGAGAATAATAAAGTTCACAAAGCATGGTTGCACGATATAATACTAGAAGATATTACTAAAAGAGACTTAGACCAGATTGAAAAATATGCAGACAAATTGTTTGCATCAGTTGGTATTGATGTAGAATTTACACGCCATTTTATGGATAGAGTAAATGATGTTCGCAATAAAACTCCAATCACAACATCTGAACTGGTACGATTATTCAAACAGTCTTTTAAGAAATACGGTAAGAAGATTGCGAAACTTGGCCCTGATGCAGAAGCAGTCATCAACGATATGAAAACTAATATCAATATGCCGTTTGTTCTTGACCTAAAGGGTGGAAAGTTAGAGTTGATTGCAAAGACGGTAATGAGAAAGAAAGATTTCAGAACGTCTGGGCCTAAACTTGCATTTGAAGGAGTTGAAGAAATAAAGAGACTTGAGAAAATTCTCAAGGACTTGGAAAGAAAGAAAAAGAAAACTCCAGGCGATGGATTTACAAAAATGAAAATCAAAGAATTGATTGCAGACCTTAAAAGTAAAAAAGAAAATCTTGAACTTGATGAAAGAAACTATCGTAAAGAGTACGATAATTATCAGGGTAGACCAGAACAGATTGCAAGACGCTCCTCACGAAACAAAGCTCGTAGGGTGATGGGTGACAAGACTAAAATAGGTATGGATGTTGGACACAAAGACAACAACCCTATGAACAATGACCCA